GAAAAGTTTCAGGAACGAAGGGCAGACAACTGAAAAAGCCGTACCAAAAGGCACGGCCCACTGGGGTGATTGAAATTAAGGGAGATCAATCATCCTTATGATAACAGAAAGCGAGGATAGTGTGAATCGAGAATTTTTAAGTTTCGCCATTGGCGTTGACGATTTCAACCATGATATTCGGACGCTTCTTGCGGCTCCGGACGGGATCCTGCTTAATCCCGGTGACATTGTGGTTTCAGAAAAAGGCCTGCGCTACAGGCTGGTGTTCGTCCGGCACCACTGTACGGATGAATATCCGGAGATTTTGGCAATCATGATTGCGCTGAATGTCACAAGGCCGGACAGGATCATGAAGCGGATCACAGAGGAAGTATTTGATTGGGGAAGGGGTGATAACGATGATGTGGACGGATGATCCGGTAGCGGACGCAGCTGCTTACGATGCTGAATGCGAGGCACGTTTGAAGCGCAGGCCGATATGTGACATCTGCAATGAGCACATTCAGGGCGATCGTTATTATGACATTTTTGGGTACAAAATCTGTCCGAGTTGTCTCGATGACCGAATGGAATGGATTGATGACGATTAAGAAGGGAGAGAAAAAATGGCATTACCAGTATTAGTGGAAGGACGGAGCGGATCAGGCAAAACATTCGCTCTGAAGAACTTTAAGCCCGACGAATTGGGCGTGATTTCCGTCGAGAAGGGACGACTTCCGTTCCGATCAGAGCTGAAGGTCATCCGGATTCCGAAGTGGGGTGGGGATGAGAACCAGAATTTTGCGCAGCTGAATGCTGCGAAATATGCGTGGATCATGAACACGATAAGGGCGGCAAAGGTGAAGTCGATTGCAATCGACGATTCGCAGTATTTGCTGGCGAACGAGCTGTTCGATCGGGCATATGAAAAAGGCTACGACAAGTACACGCAAATGGCGGTTAATTTCCGCAACCTGATTCACTTCGTCAACGATCTGGATGACGACGACAAGATTGTTTACTTCCTGCATCACTCCGAAGCTGATTCGGATGGTCGGGAGAAGGTCAAGACCATCGGCAAGATGCTGGACGAAAAACTGACAATCGAAGGCTGTTTCGATATCGTCCTGTACTGTCAGGATCACAAGTTCTTCACGCAGGGCAACGGACAAAGCACTGCCAAGAGTCCGGAGGGGATGTTCGATCTGGAGATTCCGAATGACCTGAAGGCGGTGGATGTGGCGATAAGGGAATATTACGGAATGGGGGTGGAAACATGAATATAAAGATGGTTCCACTGAAAGACATGAAAATTGATATGACATATCAGCGACCAGCAAACGAAGCAAGAGTGAAGAAAATAGCTTCTAAATGGGACGATATGAAAGCAAATCTTATTCATGTTTCACATCGAGCTGATGGTTTTTACTACATTATGGACGGAAACCATACAAGATTGGCTGCGGAGTTAAATGGAAAGACGGAGCTTCTGTGCAGAGTATATGAAGGACTGACGCCAAAAGAAGAATCAAATAATTTTGTAGAACTAAACATATCACAGAAAAAACCAACATTTAACGAATTACTAAAAGCAAAAGCCGAAGCTGGAAGCGAATTGGAAAAATCGTATTTAAAAATTCTCGATGAGGCAGGTGTCAAATATACGCTTACATTTGGTAATCGCACTTGTTCTTTAAGATGTCATCAAGCTCTTCTCAGCGTTTATTCATCTTCTTGCTACGATCTTATGTTGCGAGCAGTTATAACTGCGAAAAAAGCAAGCTGTGATAGAGATGATTTTTATCAAATAGGCTTTTTTCCAGGATTATGCTCAATGATAACAAAGCATCCGGAAACCGATGACAGCAGATTAATTGACGTTGTGAGCAAAACAACAACTACAAAAATACGTGATATTGCCGACAAATACAAAAGAGGAATTTCACTTGGGGGCACTGGAGCAACAGTTTGTTTCAGATTAGCTTTTATTGAAATTTACAATAAAGGACTTAGAAAAAATAAGATTGTCGAATAGGAGGACTAAACATGATCAAGAAATTCAACGACTTCGAACAGACAAGAGCATATACCGACAGCCAGCAGCTGCCTCGTGGCGGTTATGTTTGCAAGATCATCGGCGCAAAGCCGATCGAGACCAAGTTCGGTCAGAGCATTAAGGTCGCTTATGACATCGCAGAAGGTGAATATGCCGGATATTTCCAGGCTAAATATGATGCCAACACCAATGAAGACAAGAAGTGGCCCGGCGTCTTCCTTCTGAATGTTCCGACAGATGACGGCTCGCAGCAGGACGGATGGACGAAGCGCAAGTTCCGTACATTCACGGACGCATTAGAAGACAGCAATCCCGGCTATCACTTCGATTGGGATGAGACTAAATTCAAGGGCAAACAGGTCGGATATGTCTTCAATTATCGTGAATTTGAAACCAGCGACGGAAATACCGCATGGACACCGAATCCGCAGAATTGTATGTCCGTCCATAAGATCCGTGACGGCAAGTACAAGATCCCGGATGACAAGCCTCTGAGAAACAGACCGATGTCAGCTGCTCCCTCCACGAACCTGAACGATTTCGTAAACGTCGCACCCGGAACCGATGAGGAAGTTCCCTTCTGATGACTCCGATTGAGGTCGAACGGATCCTCGACAGCATGGTCATCCTGCGGGATACCCGCGAGCAAGACACTGCGCGAGCCCGTCGCCGATACCAGGCGTTCGGGCTTCCGTGTAGGGCGGCAGTTCTCGACTACGGGGATTACACGTACAACGCAACCATTTCTGACAAGGCAATCTTCAACGAAGGTGACCGCATCCGTCCGCTGTGTGCAATCGAGCGAAAAATGAACCTCGATGAACTTGCGGGATGCTTCACCCGGGAGCGCAAGCGGTTCGAGGCGGAAATGAAGCGGTGCCGGGACAATGGTGGGCGGATGTTCCTGCTGATCGAGAACGCCACGTGGGAGCTGCTGCTTCTTGGGCGGTATCGCAGCCGGTTCCGTCCGAATGCGTTTCTGGCGTCGCTGACGGCGTGGATGGTGCGGTATGACTTAGAGGTCATCTTCTGCAAGGAAGACACAAGTCCGAGGATTATCAGGGAAATTTTGTATAGAGATCTGAAAGAGAGGTTAACAGATGGACGGATTCGGATGGGCTGAAGAATTTGAAGAATATGATTTCTGTTTGTGCGAAAACGGAAAAGTCACTCACTCCGAGATGATCTTCGAAGATTCGGAAGAGATGTTTGCCTTCATGAAAGTCTGCTGGCGGAACGGGATTGAGTTTTCCGTCAACAAATACCATGAGCCGGTTCCGGTGACTGAAGATGCAGAAGAATGAGACATGGCTGAAACTCTATCGCTCCATGCTTGATTGGGAATGGTATCAGGACATTAACACAAAGGTATTGTTCCTTCATCTCCTCCTAATTGTGAATATTCGTCCTCAGCGCAAGCTGGGGATGAGTATTCCGGCAGGATCCATCGACAGGACACAAGAGCAGCTTGCGACAGAGACAGGATTGACCTTGCGACAGTTAAGAACGGCAATAAGCAAACTTAAGTTGACAGGTGAGTTGACAGTCGTTCGAGGGCCGAAATTCTCAGTATATACGCTGAAAAATTGGGGTCGATATCAGGCCGAGCGACAGAAGAATGTCACCAAGTTTGACAGTAGAGCGACAGTGAAGCGACAGTCGAGCGACAGCCTTAATAAGAATATAAAGAATAGAAAGAATAGAAAAGAAGAAAGAAGAGACCTTCCTTCGGAAGATGAAACTGAAGATCTAACAGCATGGGAGGAGCTGGAGGACGACGATGCTACCACTGAACATTGATATCAAATCTGTATGTGAAGACTTTGCTCGCCAGCAGGGAACGAAAACTAAGATGCGTGGCGATGAGATGATCTTCCTGAGGTGTCCATATTGTGGAACATCATACAAGGGCGATAAGGAAAAGTTCGCAATCAATATCCGCACCGGCGCATTCAACTGCATGAGGGCATCGTGTGGGGCAAAAGGTAACCTGTGGACGCTGCACAGAGACTTCGGTCTCGATCTAGGGTCAGATGTGACGGAATACGAGCGCCCGAAGTATTCGTGGAAACGATTCGAGGTAAAGAAACCGTATGAACCCACAGAACCGGCAATTGCTTATCTGCACGGCAAACGTGGGATATCGGAAGAGGTTATCCGCCGATATGAGATCGTGACAAAGAAGAATGATGATAACGTGCTTGTGTTTCCATTCTATGACGAAGACGGAATGCTGGCCTTCATCAAGTACCGGCAGATTGATTTCGACAAGGCCAAAGGCGGCAACAAAGAATGGTGCGAGAAGGACATGAAATCCATTCTGTTCGGAATAAAGCAGTGTGTTGACTTCCAGCGTCTGATCATTACGGAAGGCCAGATCGACAGCTTGAGCGTCGCAACCGCTGGATTCAACAATTGCTGTTCCGTGCCGACCGGCAAAAACGGGATGCGGTGGGTTCCGCATAATTGGGACTGGATAAAGCAGTTCAAAGAAATCTTAGTATTCGGAGACTATGAGCACGACAGCATGACATTGCTTCCGGATATCACGGCCCGATTCCTGGATACGGAAACGAAGATCCTCGCAGTCCGCCCGGAAGATTACAGAGGATGCAAGGACGCAAACGAGCTTTTGCTGAAGCATGGTGCGGATGCGATCCGGAACGCAATCAAGAACGCACAGCCACAGATGCTGGAACAAGTCGTGCGTCTTCAGGAAGTCGAGTATCAGGACGGAGATGTCGAGGAAAAACTTCCGACCGGAATCAGAGAAGTTGACCGGGTGCTGACGGGTGGTCTTCCGTTCGGGCTTATGAACATCCTGACGGGCAAGCGAGGTGAAGGAAAGTCGACAGAAGGGTCGATGCTTGTGAAGTCGGCACTGGAGAACGGATACAACTGTTTCATCTATTCCGGCGAGATGAAAAAAGGCGATGTTCGGAAATGGTTAGACCTTCAGATCGCCGGATCCAACAGAGTCATCACGGAAAACAAGGGTGATTATGATGTGTACCGGCTGTCACGCCAGAACACGGAGACTATCGGAAACTGGTATCGTGACCAGGCTTACATCTACGACACTTCCGTCGTTGTAGAGACCCAGAAGAATTTGCTGGACATCATCGAGACATATATCAAGCAGTTCGGTTGCCGGTTCGTGCTGGTAGACAACCTCATGACTGCGATCGACTTGACGGACATCGGAGCCGACAAATTCGAGCGTCAGGAGCTGGTCTGCAAGCGCCTTGCACGGATGGCGCAGAAGTACAACGCAATGATTCTGCTGATTGCCCACAAAAAGAAGGGCATGGGTTACGACGAAAATGATGATGTTCTCGGAAGCTCGGAGATTACTAATCTTGCAGGCGTAATCATGAGTTACGGACGGGATTCGGATATTGATGATTCCGAGCGTTTGCTGAAGGTCACAAAAAACCGTCTGACAGGCCGGTGTTTGTTCGATGGAGTTATCTGCGGATATGACGATGCCAGCAAACGCATTTTTGCAGCTGACGATCCGGGAGCATCAGCCCGGTCATCGAAATGCTTTGCGGAAGAGGACAGTCACTTTATGAATTTGCCGGAAGATGAGGAGGTACCGTTTTGAGCGCACAAGCAGCATGGCGTCTTCCGGAGGCAGACAGGCCGCCTGAACAATTCTGGACGGATTTCCAGAAATTTGTGTATGCGTCCTATGTCTATGAACCGGATCCGGAAGGCGAGAAGCATGATTACTATTGGGAAACGCTAATTCATTGGGCGGACATCCTGATGAAGCGTTATGACAATTCAATCGTTAATGCGATGGTAATGGATTACCTCGACGGCCAGAGCCGGAGAGCGACGGAGAAGAACGAATGAAGAAGTTTGATGATTTGTATTACCTGGATGAGACGGACAAGCAGATCCTGAAGGCACTGACGGACAACGCCAGAGCGACCATGACGGAGATCGCAGAGCAGACTGACCGGAGCCGGGTGTCGGTGTTCCGCCGGATCGGCGACATGGAAGAGGCTGGTGTGATCAGTGGGTACACTGTTCTGGTGGATTGGGACAAGGTCGGAAACAAGAGATAACAACAGGCAAGTCCTGTTTACCGTGCCGGATAACTTAATAGATTCATTTCCGACTGACGACGGGAATGTTGTTGCGCATTTTACAAATAAAACCGCCCGATGGCACGGCGGGCGGGAGGAGGTGACTGTGGGGTACTTAACATTCGTGGCACTCGTATTGTATTGGACGACGCATAGCAACTGGTGGATTTACATCGCCGCAGTCAGTTTTCTGCTGTGGTGCTGGAGGACAAAAGGATGAGTTATTTTTTGACATTCATTGC